TCCAAAGGCTTGAGGCTGCTATGACAAACGACGTATGGAACGCAAGACCGAACTTCACATGCAGAAAGTTTTGCCACGTAAAAGACTGTGAGCACAATGGAAAAGGACAATGGAGATGACAGCCAAGAAAACCCCCAAAGTTGAAGAGGTTACTTTCCCTCTAAATGATGTACCTTATGAAATGCGTAAATTAGCGTGGCCCTTTAAGACTCCAAAAGAGCATGAACTAATTCTTAAGTGGGCTAGAAAACAAACCAAGATAAGGAGAATTGTGTTTCCATGAGCGCAAATGATGAACAGGTTGGCGGTACGCATTACAAGGACAAGTCTATTCAGCCTTGGGATTACATAGCTGCCAACAACATCGGGTACTTTGAGGGCAACATTATTAAGTACGTTTCTCGGTGGCAAAGCAAAGGTGGCGTTGATGATTTAAATAAAGCCGCGCACTACCTTGAAAAATTAATTGAGTTGCAAAAGGAGCAATAGCATGTCATACGAACTAGACTACAGGGCACAGGGCACTGCTAATCGTAGACTGCTATCTGCGGTTGTGGCTTTAGCGATTCAAGATGCGCAATCAAAACCCCGCAGACTAGGGAGACTGCGTATACCCACAGATGAGGCAATTTCTGCAATCTACTTTTTGTTCCAGCATTCTGATACTTATTTGAGCATTTTAGACATAGATCCTCAGCAGTTTCGTGAAAGATTATTGAAGTTGATGTTTGACATGAATAGAAAGATTGCTCAGTTTGACCCAATTAAGCGCCGAAACTTTAGGTACAACTACGAATGGATGCGACGTAAAGAAAACATATTAGACCTAACCAAGGCTTACGAAGCAGAACTTGAGAAACTAGATGAGGATGAGGCTGCATGACTACTCAAACTCATACATCCCGGCACCCGTCAGGTCTGACATGGGAGAGATGGAATTGGCCTTTTAAGACACCGCAAGAACGGCAACTTGTAGCAAAGTATTTTAACCAAGTAAAAAAGATAACTGACAAAGAGGAAAAACAGAAAATGCTAAACGAAATAGGAGAGGCTTTATTATGAAAAAACTAATTGCGGGTTTGCTGTTTGTTCCCTGTGTGGCAAGCGCTGAGTTTCTTTCGGGTAATGACTTGCTATCAAGAATGAATAGCGAAGAGGTAGTTCAAAGGATGTTTGCCCTTGGGTATGTGGCAGGGGTTAGCGATGCCCAACAACACGTTTTCAGTTGTCCGCCAGCCGGTGTAACCAATGGTCAGGTCAGGGATGTGGCAAAAAGTTATATCGAAGCCAATCCCGGCATACGCCATAAGAGTGCAGATATGTTAGTTACCGATGCGCTGAAACAAGTGTGGCCTTGTGCGAACAGAAACAAAGGTAATGGAACCCGACTATAAAGGAGAAGAACAGTGGCAATTGAGATGACCAATTTTGAAGAGAAGGTGTGGAAGTATCTACTTTCTCACCCCAAAACCCCCGTTCAGGCAAAGACTATTGCAAGGGAATGGATTGCAAGCGAGGGCAAAGTAGGTCGTACCTTAAACAGATTTGTTGAGAACGGTATTGCGGACTTAATACGAATGGGTTCTAAGAAATTTTATAAGGTGAAAGAATGACCCCCGAAGAATACAAAGCCGAAATTGAACGCCTAAAAAAAGAAGTTGAGCATTTGAGACAGGCGTACCACAGGGTCAAGGATGAGAACGAGCGGCTGGCCCTTGACTTAGGTATCAAAAATAATCCACAATTTGGGAAACCTTATTAGGAGACTACCATGCCCTACGCAAACAAAGCCGACCGCAACTACAAGCAAGAATACGAAAACTATGATGGCACCGAGATGGTTAAAAAGAAACGTGCCGAGCGCAACCGAGCACGGCGAATCATGGAAAAGGCTGGCAAAGTTAGCAAGGGGGATGGCAAAGACGTACACCACGTTAAGGCGCTGTCTAAAGGTGGTTCACATAAAGACGGTTTAAAAGTTACGTCAGCAGCCAATAATCGTTCGTTTGATCGTGACTCCAAACAGAAGTTAATTTCAGAAGTTAGCCCACGGGAAAAGAAGCGTGCAAATAATAAATGACCGGATACTGCTAGTTAAGACTAAGTTTCCTAGCCGTATTACAGAAACAATCAAGAAGAGCAAAGTTGTACAAAAAGAGGGGGAAGTTAGTGAGGTAGCCGTCAACTGGGGGCTGTCTGAAGCCCAAGCTTTGCGTAAGTTACGGATTAAAAAAGTACCGTCCCCAATTCAGCGTGACTACGATTGGCCGGGGTTGCATAAGCCAATGGAGCATCAAAAAGACACAGCATCGTTTCTGACCCTACACAAACGGGCGTTCTGCTTTAACGAGCAGGGCACTGGCAAAACGGCCTCTGCCATATGGGCTTCTGACTACCTGATGGATGCAAAGATTATCCGTCGAGTGCTAGTTATTTGTCCCTTATCTATTATGCAATCCGCATGGCAAGCAGACCTATTTAAGTTTGCAATCCACAGGCACGTAGACGTTGCTTATGGAGCCAAGCAGAAAAGAGCCGAAATCATCAACGGCGGGGCAGACTACGTCATTATTAATTTTGATGGGGTAGAGGTTGTAAAAGACGATATCAAGAATGGGAAGTTTGACCTAATCATTATTGACGAGGCAAACGCCTATAAGAGTTCCCGCACTCAGCGCTTCAAGATAATGAAAGACATTATCCAACCGACCACATGGTTATGGATGATGACCGGCACTCCTGCTGCACAGTCTCCGCTTGATGCTTACGGGCTTGTCAAATTGTGCGTACCCGAAAGAGCGCCGATGACCTTGGGTGGGTTTAGAGATACTGTTATGTATCAATTGACTAGGTTTAAGTGGATACCAAAGCCGAAAGCAAACGAAGTCGTGCATGACCTGTTGCAGCCAGCCATTCGGTATACGAAAGAAGAATGCCTTGACTTGCCGGAAATGCTTTACACATCTCGGTATGTCCCCATGACCCCGCAGCAAGAGAAATACTACCGGCAGTTAAAGAAAGATATGCTTATTGCCGCTGCTGGAGAAGAGGTATCGGCTGTCAACGCCGCCTCAAGCCTGACTAAATTACTACAGATTTCAGGCGGTGCGGTCTACACCGACAACGGCAACGTAATTGAATTCGATGTATCAAACCGTCTCAAGGTAATTCAAGAAGTAGTTGAAGAAGCCTCACATAAGGTATTGATTTTCGTACCTTTTACTCACACTATTAATCTACTAAAAGATTACCTCACCAAACAAGGGATAGAGTCGGAGGTTATTAACGGCTCTGTAAGCGTCAATAAACGCACAGACATCTTCAAGCGCTTTCAGGAAAACCCTAACCCCAAAGTTTTATTAATACAGCCACAAGCCGCTGCACATGGAGTAACATTAACTGCTGCAAACGTTGTTATATGGTATGCCCCAGTGACATCTATTGAGACATACTTGCAGGCTAACTCGCGTGCGCACAGGCAAGGACAAAAGAATCCTGTAACTGTGGTGCATATCGAAGGTAGTCCTGTAGAAACAAAGTTGTATGCGATGCTGCAGAGCAAATTAGATTTCCACACTAAGATAATTGATTTGTACAAAAAAGAATTAGATACTTGACAAAGTACAGTTTTTAGATACAATAGTAAAAAACAACCAAGAGGACATATATGGATAAAGCCATAGATAAAATCGTCGCCGTTTACATCAAAATTCGTAACGCTAAAGAAGATTTAACACGCGAGTACGATGGTAAAATTGCGACCCTTGATGAACAGATGCGAACTCTGAAAGAAGAGTTGCTAAAGATATCTAAAGAAACCGGCGTCACAAGTTTCAAAACCGAGAATGGCACAGCCTACCGAACAATTAAGAATCGGTACTGGACTAATGATTGGGAAAGTTTCTACGGCTTCATGCGTGAACATGGTGCTATGGAGTTGTTGGAAAAGCGCATACATCAAACAAATATGCGTGAGTTTTTAGAGGATCGACCCGATGTGCATCCACCGGGATTAAATGTGGATCAAGAGTACGAAATCACCATTAGGAGAAAATAATGAGCAACGTTGCTTTGTTTAATCAAAATCTGCCCGACTACCTTAAGGAAGTTGAACTTGATGACTTAACTAAGTCTTTAGCGGGTAATACAGCACTAAAACGTATTTCTATTCGTGGCGGTGTATTCCGCATGATGGTTAGCGGTGAAGAGATTGCTAAGAACGAAAACCGTGCAATGAACGTAGTTATTGTTAACGGCAATCCGCACGTATCCCGACAGTTTTACTCTGGTGCTTATGTTGCTGGAGAGTCGGTTGCGCCTGACTGCTGGTCAAACGACGGTATTACGCCTGACTCAAGCATCGAGTCTGCACAAAACAAGACCTGTGATGGGTGCCCCCAAAACATTAAAGGGTCTGGTTCGGGCGACTCCCGTGCTTGCCGGTTCCAACAAAGGCTTGCTGTGGTTCTTGAGAGCGACATAGGTGGAGACGTATTCCAACTAACGCTGCCTTCTACTTCAATCTTTGGTCGTGGCGATTTGGATAAGATGCCTTTCCAGCAGTACGCTAAGTATGTAGGGTCGCAAGGCAAGAACATCAATACCCTAGTCACCGAGATGAAGTTTGACTCGGACAGCGCAACCCCCAAACTGACCTTTAAGCCGGTTAGGTTCTTGGAGCGTGAAGAGTGGTCAGTTGCTAAGGAGAAAGGCAATAGCCCCGCTGCTAAGTCTGCAGTCGTACAAACCCCAACGCAAACTGATGGGCCGAAGTCAAAGACCATATCGGTATCGGCAAAGCGGGTAGATGTTGCTGACGAAATAGCCGAGCCGACCAAGAAAACGGCTAAGAAAAATGTTGAGCCAGCAGCCAAGAAAGAATTTGCTGATGTCCTCAATGAGTGGTCTACCGACGATGAGTAAGCATGGCAGAAACACGCGGCTACTCGTTTCGGCTAATAGAAACTAACAAACGCGCAATCGCAACCCACCCCGGTGTCATGCTGGGGAGGTTGTGTATTGCTCAAGATATCCCAGTCTCGGACGCAGCACAGTTCTTCGGCGTAAGCCGTATGACCGTATACAAGTGGTTTAAGGGTCAAGAAATGCCTCGCAAAAAACAGATTGAGAAGATTGAGGAAGTCATTGCGAAACTTAAAACTAAAGTCCACTTGGATTAGGAATGGCTACAACAGACCTATTGTCGGCGGTGCTATCCACAGAGGGGTGGTACTGCATTGTCGGCTTGAAGAAAAAAGGACTGCCCAAACAGGTCTTTGTACAGACGCTGGTAGAAGCAGACCAAGAAATACAATCCCTTTTAAGCAAGCACTATGATGTTTATTTTGCCTGCTCGAAGTACGAAAAGCCTTCCACACGGACAGCGGATAACGTAAAAAATATTAAGTCGTTTTGGCTTGATATCGATTGCGGAGAAGGAAAACCTTATGCAGATCAGGCTGATGGGGCTTTGGCCCTGCTCAACTTTTGCAAAGCATTAGGGCTTCCTAAGCCGACTATTGTTAATTCAGGGCGGGGGCTTCATGTCTACTGGCCTTTGATATCGGCTGTCCCTCGACTTGATTGGAAGCGTGTAGCAGAGAAACTAAAGAAACTTTGCGTCGATTACAACCTCGAAGCCGACCCTGCTCGTACATCAGATGCAGCATCTATCTTAAGAATACCGGAGACTTTAAACTATAAACCTGATCCCCCTGCGCAAGTCCAACTACAGCACCTTTCGCAACCAGTAGACTTTGAGTCGTTTAAAACTTTATTAGGTGTATCCGACACAGACGGAGAAGCGCCTGACTATGCTACTAGCAATTTAAATGAACTAACCAAAGCCTTGATGGGTAACCGGCAATCTCGGTTCCAAACCATTTGGCTAAAAACTCAGAACAGCGAGGGGTGTGCTCAGATAAAGTATGCGATGGATAACCAAGAAAGTTTGGAAGAGCCGCTTTGGCGTGGCGCGTTATCAATTGCAGCATACTGTGTAGATAGTGATACAGCCGTACATGAGATATCTAAAGGACACCCAAACTACTCTGAGCAAGAGACTGAAAACAAAGTTAAGTTAATTAAAGGCCCCTATACCTGCGAAGTATTTAATAAGAACAACCCCAACATCTGCGACAAGTGCCCGCATTGGGGTCAGATCAAATCGCCTATTGTGCTTGGTGCCGAGATTGCTGAAGCCGCACCGGAAGATAATGTTGTTCAAGTTACCCCACCGGCTGCGTTTATGCCGGTTACATACACTATTCCTGAGTACCCGTTCCCATTCTTTAGAGGTAAGAACGGCGGAGTTTATTCCCGCCCCGCCGAAGATGGCGAAGAGCCAGACCTAATTTATGAGCATGACCTGTATGTAGTAAAGCGTATGCGTGACCCCGAGTACGGCGAAATGGTTTGGATGAGGCTGCACACACCAAAAGATGGAGTCAAAGAATTTGCATTGGCGGCTATGGACTTACTTGCAAAAGAGAAACTGCGGGACAAGCTTGCTTATCAAGGAATCGTTGCCATGACTAAGCAGATGGAAGCAATTATGTTCTATGTTGTGCGGTTTACTAAGGAGTTGCAGTTCAAACACGAGGCAGAAATTATGAGAACGCAGTTTGGTTGGACAGATAAATATAAATCTTTTGTAGTAGGCGACACAGAAATTTGCGCCGACGCCGACAGGTATAGCCCACCGTCTAGTTACACTAAAGAACTAGCGCCGTGGTTTGAGCCACAAGGCACGCTAGAAGAATGGCAGTCTGTTATTAATGTTTATAACAACCCCGGCTTTGAGCCTATGGCATTTGGCTTCTTTACGGCTTTTGGTGCCCCCCTTATGAAACTGCTGAACCTCAAGGGAGCCATCATCAACCTAATCAACAACGAGTCCGGTACAGGTAAGACTACGACGCTGAAGGCTATGCATAGTGTGTACGGCCACCCCGAGGAGTTGATGCTGATTCAGAGGGACACTATGAACGTCAGGCTGCACCGGCTTGGGGTTATGAACAACCTTGGGTTAGGCTGTGACGAGATTACCAAGATGACTCCAGACGACTTCTCCGACTGGGCATACGCTGTTTCTCAAGGCCGAGGCCGTGGCCGGATGAAGTCTAGTGCCAATGAAGAGCGTAAAAACTTTGCCCGTTGGGAGACTATCCTCCTGTGCTCGTCAAACGCATCGGTGGTAGACAAGTTGAAGTCCTTGACTAAGTCGGCAGACGGAGAGTTAATGCGGGTTATCGAGTATGAAATCCCGTCAGTCAAGCTGCTCAGCAAGGAAGAAGCGGATGAAATTTATCCTAAGTTGTATACAAACTATGGTCACGCGGGGCGTATATACCTGCGCGACTTGGTTTCTAACTTGGAAGAACGGCTTGAAGAAGTTCGTCAAATCCAAAAGATCATCGATAAAAAGGTTGGATTCACAAACCGTGAACGTTTTTGGTCAGGTGTTGCTGCTTGCAATATTGCTGGGGCTTTATTTGCTAGGCGTTTGGGGCTTTTTGATATTGATGTTGGCAGAGTGTTCAAGTGGATGCTCACCCATTTTGGGGAAATGAAAGAGGAGATTAAGCCACCCCTGACGAGCCAAGCCAGCGTCATCGGCGAGTTTTGGAATATGCACCGCAACAATACGCTGGTTATTAATGGTGAGGTTGACAAGCGAACCGGGGTAGAAATGTTGCCGATTCTAGAGCCACGCGGGGAGTTGATGATCCGCATGGAGCCGGACACCATGAAGTTGTTTATTACGGCTACCGCACTGCGGAAATACTGTACCGAGCATCGGATCACGCTAAAGGATGTCCTGACTTCTTTGACCGCCGAGGGTGTCTATGGGGGCGCTACGAAGAAACGGATGTCTAAGGGCACTAAATTAAGCGCTGTGCCGCCCGTGGATGTGTACGTCTTTGACTGCTCTAGGGGTGATTTCCTTGACCCAGACGTCTTTATCGCCGCCGCCCAGCACGGTTTAGACGACCCTGATGCGGCTCAGGAAGAGGTTCAGGAGGAGGCTCCGGCGGAGGAAACACCGAAAGATGCAGGTTAATGGGGTCAACTACGAGGTCGATTGGACTAAGTTTAGGGTAGGCAGATCCTTCTTTGTGCCCTGCCTAGATGTAGAGGAAGCCCGAGCCGTTGTAAAAAACACTATGGACAGACTGGGATTTGAGGTCAAAGTAAAGTTAGTAGTGGAGGACGGGTTCCGTGGCTTGCGTATTTGGAGAATTGGGTAGTACACTTCGACCTGACAGTGCCTCCTCGCTGTCGGTGCCTATGGCACTCCTCTTGGTGGTTGAACTCCTTCAACCTTGCACCCCCGCCCAGCGCGGGGGTCTTTTTTACTCTCTGCCGTATTCCAACATTGGGGAAACCCGTGGGCGTAGTTTCTTCTGAATCTGCGCACCGAACACTTCGGCTTCCATTTGGTTCTGCCCCCGACGCTTGAAAGAGTCGATTACATCTTTTGGTTCAACTGCGTACTCTGGGTACTTTTGATTAAACTTTTGGATGTTTTCAATGGTGTCTGCATAAGCATCGGTATTGCCGCGCTCCATCCACAGTCTATTCATTAGGGTATTACGCTTGTCAATTACCTTTTGCTCGTAGGTCTTAGCCTCAATGGCTGCTTTCTGTTTTTGAGCAAGGCGCTCAGGCTGCAGTCCAATTGATTGCATTGCAAGTTCCCAAGCCGAAAAGTTATCTACTAGCGTAATTCCAGATCTAGTTTTAGCCCCCTCATCAGCCATGCGATAGGCAGCAGCAGGTTTAGACACAATTGCCGGAGCGGCTTTCTCAAAGGCACGTTGGTACTGCCCTTGCTCCATTAATTCGATAGCCTCGGCCCAATTTACCCCTAACCCAACTACAGGGCCAGCATTGGCAATCACACTCTCCACCACATTCTCTCGGGTATCGGTAGAGAACCGAGGGTCGCGCAACCATAAATTTACGGGGTCAAGGCTGACACGCTCACTCAGTGAGCCACCAGTTGCAACTGAAGCCGGGCCACGGACAACTGCCTCCATAGTTCCACGGCCAGCCTTACGGGCAGTGTCTTCACCCATGCCCATCTTCTTGTATATGTCGGCTACATAACCACCAAGTTCGACTTCCATGTAGTTCTTAAACCAGTTATCCCAGTCAAAGAACTCATCGTCGTCATCGTTTGCCATCATCTTGACCAGCGTGCCAATACCCAAAGTAAAGAACGGCAATGCCTCTGCGCCCCCAAGAAGGAACGTCATGCCTAAGATGCCAGCCAATCGACGGCGTCCCTCTTTATAAGTCTCACGGCGCTGGGCATCGGCCTCGGCTATACGCTGCTCAATAACATCCGGCGCAATCTTATCTTTCTCCAATTGCCTACGAAACTCTTCAATCTCACCCTTGCGAAATGGCGCAGCAAATGTGTAATAGAAGTTACGCCCTATAATGTACGTAGCCAATACCGAGTACTGCTTAAACTTAGTCAGCACCGACAACAACGGTGGGGTAAAGTACCGTGGCTTCATCTGACGAGTAAAATCGCCTAGGGACAGACCAGCAATATCTTTGGCTTCTGTAATCGCTAATTCAAAGGCTTCATCAGGTGTATTGGCTATTGGATTGCCTTGAGCATCACGCTGTATAACACCACGCAAGTCTTTCTTAGGTTCTTTTAAAAACTTCTCATGTGCCAACTCAAAGGTTGACAGCAGCGTTACTTCTCGATTTAGCCGCTCAGACTGGTGGAAAAGGGCTGCAATTACCCGCTTAACAGTATTGTACCGACCAGTATAAAGTTCTGATGGGCGCCCCCCAATATCCATAATGTCATTGGTCTGCGAGATATTAATGTCGTTGTCTTCAATAAATCGGTCTGCGGCACGCTGAAGAAGAGGGTCAAGTTTGCCACCCTCTACAATTGATGGGAACTCCATCTGCATAATTTCACCCTTTAGCGCCGGAGATATTGTGCGCTTGGGTAGCGTAGCCGTATAACGACCAAGATTCTTTAGCATTATTGCGTTGGCTTTAGCGTATCCGTACCGACCACCGATATAAGGCATTGTGATCGCTGCCATACCCAAAAGGTTTAGCATGGCCGAAAATGGCGAAGACAACATAAAGTAGAAGGTAGCATCAGAGGCTTTACCGGCTACAACCGCAGCCATGCTGGTGTCCTCGTTGCTCAGGATTGTCGGCGTGCGCTTCTCAACTTCCTTAATGTAATCATCATAGACGTCTGAGTTTGGTAGTTCTTTGATGTAATCTTTGGCGTTAATTAAGTTGTTTACAAACTTCTCAGCAAATTTAAACCGAGACTGCTGGTATGCGGTATGGACTGCCGTAGTAGCAAAAACACGGATCATATCCTCGCTGGCACCCTGAATTGACTGCCGGTTGATAAACATCTTCCGAACACTCTGCTGGGGAAGCAAGATATAAATTAGTTGGTCAAGGCTTTCTTTAAGTTCTTTCTTGACGTCGGCAACGTTATTAGACGTAACCTTATCCACAAGGTCTTGGGCGTCCTTAAGAACCTGAGTTGAACTAACGTTTTGGTTGTACAACTCTGAGATGCCGTTACCCTTGCGCATGGTCTCGGCCAAGTCTCGCTGTTGTGCATTACCTTTTTCTAATTGGTTCTTCCGTTTTAAGAAAGCCATTTCACGGCCAAGCGCCGTTTCAAACTCATAGAACTCTTTGAAGTTGCCCTTGCCGACTTGGAACCAATAGTTACCAAAACGACGTAGGGGGAAGTAAGGTGCGACTAATTTATCACGACCAAACTTATCATTGATTTCTTTAATAACCTTTTGTCGCTCGGCTTTGGGCAGTTGCAACGCACGCTTCTTCATCTCCGAAATCATTGTATTAATGGAGTCGGCGTAGAAATCACGAACTTTGCGGTAAACTTCTTTGAACTCAGGCCTCAAACCATCCCAAGCGGCTTGCATTTCTGGGTTTAGTGTCCCTGCTTTTGCAGTGTCTGGATCAACCCCACGGATAGTTGCCTCTAACATAACGCGACCAGTAAGCCGAGACTGCCCCGGATAGCGTGCTTGCAAGCGAGTCCATTCGGCCAAGATGTCTTTAGCCTTGGTCATTGTGCGGTTCCGATCAGCAATCATCTGCTCAATAATTCGGATAGCGCCGCTAATCTGAGGGAACTTAGTTTTAGTTAAGTCATCAATTTGGCGTAAGTTAGCAAAGCCGAGAATAGACCGACGGAATATAGTATTGCCTGCACCCCACATTGCTTTGGAAATACGGGGTAGCATCTGACTCCACTGTTCGTGCCCTTTAATAGCATTTTGGATTTCGTCGGTAAGTTTGACGCCAACCTGCTCTGCGGTACGCCAACTCTTTGTGGATACGGGGCCACGGATTCTTTTACCTTTTGGGGCAAATCGAGCACCTGCTGCTGTAGGAGTACGGGTGCGCACTGCCGAGAACAACTGTGTGGCCGTAGCCATAGCGTTACTAGCGAGGTTATCTATGCCGACCATCTGGTAAATTGCACGGACTAGGCGTGTAAAGAACGGCATCTTAGCCGGTTTGTACATCATCTTTCTAAGTCGGTCTTGGAATGACTTATTAGTAAAGACCTCAGATACAAACTCGTGGATATCAGTTAGACCATACAAGTCCAGCGGGATATTAGCGACTGCATACTCATACATCTTTTGGAGTTCTTCACGAGCAGCACGCTGCCCTTCCGTAAGCGTATTGGGGTCGGCGTTAAGGATAGCCTCAGTAGCCGCGTGCAGTACTTCGTGTAAGAAGACGTCGTTTGTAGAGTTATCAAGGTCTATCGTAATAGCATCAAATGCCGGGTAATAAGCACCGGCAACCTCCAACCCACGGATGTTGTCTTCAAAGGCTTTGTTAACATCGGTAAATTCTGCAATTACCGGCTGCATGTTATAGCGAGGAGAGCGTAGTTCTTTTATACCTCTATAGACTTTTTCAAGGTTTTCATCCCGGTCATAGTTTTCAAAATATTTGCTATACAAATCCGGGTAGGTAAGCTGAACGTAATTAAACATTCGCTTCTGTTGATGATGTGTTTTTAAGTCAATCTGGCGACGGGTTAAGTCTCGAGCGCTATTGAAGCTAATCGTAGTTGGTAGGTCTAACGCTGCTAGTTTTGCGGCTAGTTCTTTGTATAGCGGATTAGTAAGCCGAGTTGAGAGTACCTCAAGAGCGCGCTTTAAATTGCCTTTGGCTATCTCATCGGCAACTGCAGGGGCAATATTTCGGGGCTTAGCAAGTCGATTTATTACTTGGTCTTCGATGCTTCCCGGCGTAGTTTGCCCAGAAAATCTGGCACGCTCGCGCTCTTCTGCAAGATCTGCAAGGCTGCGTTCAGTTCCTTCAGATACTCCGGGTTCGCCTTCTGTTGTTCCCCCAAGTCCCTCCATGCGCTCAGCACGGAGTTCATCTCTCCTTTCGTAGGAGCCAGAGTCTTGGAAGCGCTTTCCACGAGGTTTAGCGTTTGCATTTGTATTTACCTCTCGAATAAATTCAAAAATATCTTTGTTATTACGATATGTTTTAAACAACCGCTGACGAATATCGTTTAATGTGGTATCCCCTACAAGAGATTCACCTTCCATCCGATACAGAATCCGTTGCATTTCAGCAGGGAAGTCGGCGTTGTGACTGCGAACTTTATGGTGTGCTAACTCATGCACCATCGTACCCAAGATACCTGCTGCAGCAAACCGTGGTTCAATTGACTCAGTTACAGCCGGGTTTACATACGAACCACTAAAAGGCAATCGTATGCTTACACCTCGATAATTTGTGTCAAAACTTACGCCGATAGCCTCATTGCGAAGGTCATCGTACCCCATGAGGTCGGCAACATAAGACCTAAGTTTCTGGAACTCATCACCAATTTCGTATATGAACTTGTCAAAACGTTGGTCAAATTTGTCTCGGGCCATCTGCACCAGAGATTGACCCCTAACATTTGCTATCTTACGTTCAAGTTCGGCTTTTTTAGATCCCCATTCAGCATCGGTAAGTTTATCGTCATACCAATCAGACCTAACGTCTTCCAATTCTTTTTTGAGTTTCTTAATTTCTTCTTGATCTGGGATTTCTACGTTGTCATGCAACATGACACGTTTAGCATCAACGTTGGCTTGGTCAATCTTAAATTCGTCAAGGTTAATTCTAGAATTCTTAAGGTCATCTTGGGACAGTTCAGGGATAACCCGACCTTTAACAATTAAGCGGCCTTCTTTAACCTCAATGACATCGCCTTCAGAGATGTCAGAAGCAACTTTTACAATTCCAGCATCGCCTTTAGGAGCAAGTTCTTCCGGTGCAGTTGCTTTAATAGTTCCTCTGTCGTCGTACAAATACTGTATTGACCCAAAGTTTTTAGCGTCATTCCCTAAATCGACAGCTCCATAAACTAAGTTCAAATAACTAGTTAACTGTTCAAACCCTTTTTCCGTCGTTGGCGAAAACCGTTGCCGATTTAAGTCAAACGGATAATTAAAATCTTCTGGTTTTACATTTTTGTTAGGAGATACGTCAAGATAAAAATTTCTAGGTACTGTTTTAGAATCAAAGCCCGCACCTACTGCAATCCTTCCGTCAAACTGCCACAATCCATTAGATAGTATGTGTAAGTTATCGCTAGGTACATACCGTTGAGGGCTTTTTTCAACATAAATTCTTGCAGTGCCCCAATCAAACTTAACATCAGCAAATTGGGTATAGCTATCATATGGAAATTCATTACCTATGCGAACAGTACTATCGTTGAATGTAACAGAAATATCCGCAAACAACGGACTTTTTATTAAAACTTCATAATCAAATTGGCTATCAGGGATTTTAATTTGCTTAGTCTCCCCTGTATCTGAATCTATATAAGACTCAGGTACGCCTACTTCAGCATAAGTACCATGCCCATCTGGGAAAAGTTCAAGATATTGAAGAGGAATGTCATTACCTTTATACACCCGAATGTCTGGCTGCATGGATGGATCGTCCATTGCATCTTCTAGTTCAACCCCAGTGCTTTCTAAAACACTTAGCACATCATCGCGCATAGTGACAACTTTTATGCGTTTGTTACCAAACAAAAATTGCATTTTGGCAATACCAAGACCACCAGAAGCTCGGGTGCTTTCTTTTTCCGTCCCTGCAACAGTTAGAAATGTAGTTGACAAAGTCTTAGGAGACATGCCAGTTCCATTATCTAATACTGAAATGATACGAGTAGCTGGATCTACATTTATATTAATAGCGCCTTCTTTAAGCTGCCCTTTTTCCTGCAGTGTTTTGATGGCATCAAATGAATTTTGAACCATTTCTTTAACCGACACAGTCGGCATTTTGTCAGGATTACCATACAACTTTTGCCCAAAAAGTTTATTCATGCGGCGTTTGTTGTAGTCTGGTTTAGCCTTAATAGTTTCCCCAGACGGGCGCAGGTCAGCGGGCTTTGAAGTAGCCGCTAGTTCATCAAGTAGGGCTTCGCCTTCAGGCGACAATGAGTTATTTGATAGGGCTAGACCAGAATCTCTGAGTGCCTTTAAGGCTTGAAACTTAACCGCACCGACCTTGCCAGCACGAAGTTTGGTAGCCGCATCTAAAAACTGTGCGTCATTCATCCCTCTTGGCAACGCAGATGGCACGACTTCCGGTACAGTTTTACCCCTAAGCCCAGCCCGAATCTCATCTTCAATCTGCTTAATTTTGCCAGCACGCTGTTTCATCGGTAGAGCATTGATCTCGGCTTGACGAGCGGCTACACCTTTATTTACAACTAACTGCTCATTTAGTTGGTTAACCCGTGCTTGTACAGTGGGGTCTTCAACAGCGGCTAAAGCATCCGCAATAATCTTGTCTACCGAGTCGATCTCCCCTTGAACTTGCTTTAGGGCCGAATCTACCTTGGCTTGAGAACCTCGTTTGTTACCCGCAGTTAGGTCTTTAGATGCATTTACAAGGCGGGCTGCTGAACCGGTAGCAGATGGATAATTAAGCAACGCACCTAGAGGGGCTGGTAATTGAACCCCTAACCCCATCATGTCTTCACCAGACGGAATGTTTAGTTGTGTAGCGACATCGGCGTAGGCATCTTTTGCCTTTTGTATTGACGCATCAAGAGAGTTTAATGACTGCGTTACCGGGTTTGCCAAGTCTGTCATTAAGGCGTTGTAGTGGATGTTTGTCTGTTTTTGTTGCGGGCTTACTGTGTCGCTTGGTTGAAACAGGGTTTCTAATGCACTTGGCTTAGCCGTTGCTCCAACTCCAACCCCACCAGCAGGAACCCCAGAAACTTCCACTCCTCCGGCTCCAGTTCCAGTAGGCTGCTCGGTAACTCCTGCTCCGACACCTGTTTCGTCAGGTACCTGAAGGCTAGGCTCAATTCTTCCGGCGGCATCCGCTGTAGCAACTCCTCCTGCCAGTTCTCGTTCTCCATAAGCCTTCACCAATTGGTCGAGTTCTTCATTAGTGGCATCACGCCCGTACATCTGTTTAAAACCGGTAGCAAATGCTGCTTTTATTTCGGGAGTGACGGCTTCAGGTTCCGCAGATTCTTCAAGCTTTGCGTCTAACCCGGCAATAAGTCGTTCTTCGGGGGTTTGTAGCCCAGCAAATTTTTCCGCACCCTTTTGCATGGCTTTACCAACGATGACATTACCGCCAGTGCCAACAACAGTTGCAATAAAAGTTTGCGCTGCAGCAGAAGGGCGGTCTGCTAAATAACTAGAGAACGGTTTTTCAGGGTTTAATACAGCCCAATCGTTTAAGTCTTGCAGTATGGTTGCAAGTTGCTCTCCGGGTATTTCTTTCTTTAACTGATTAAGCAGCATCCGACCAAAGCCGGTCTTTTGGTTAATGTCGTTAAGCAAACTGCCAAGAGGCATTTTTTCAGTAGCAACCTCAATAACACCTTGAGATACGGCAAAGGGTAATGCTTGCTCAGGTCTTAGACCTTTTTCTCTAGCCTCTTGATATGCTTGACCACCAGTAAGTCCACCAAAAGTACTAAGCACGGCAGCCTGACCGCCCGGGAGCATTGCGGCAGGCAATAAGGCTAGATTTTGCCCAAGACTTTCGAGGCCGGATTCAACACCACTAAGTATTAGTCCTTGGTCGGCAGGAGGTTTTATCTTCCTAGCCTCTGATTCACGGGCCTGCTTTGCCATAAATTCAGCGGTTAGAGCAGCAGGATCTTTTTCTCCAATAGTGCCAGTAAGCGCTTGATATAACCTACCCTGTGGAGTCTTTTGGTATACATCACTTGCTTGTTCAGATAATGCACGGAACGCCCCAGCCGCCCCAATGTTCATGCTTTCAGGGACATTTTTAACCACACGCCCTAAAAAGTCAGTGATTGAGTTTTCTGATGTAGCGGGGGGAGGCGCAACTTCTTCAGGAGTAGCCGGGGCTACTGGTGCTTCTTCTACCTTTGGCGCAGGCGCAGTCGGCGCAGCGGGGGCAACACCCAACCCGATACGGCCTGCAAAATCCTCAAACGGTAAATCAGAGTAAAACTTTTTGTGGAATCCAGTTGCTAAGTCTTGGTCTGATAAATCATTGTATTGAGGGTATTGTTTGCGAAGTTCTTGAATATTCATTAACGAATGCCAAGGGGGTCATTAACATTTGGAGCGCCCATTCTACCACTGCTAAGATCTACGCCTTGAACTTGATACAGTTTAAATATGTCTTGCTGTATCTTATCTTTAATTGCTTTAACCCTTGTTTGCGCAGCAACATCACCAGCAGCGGCTTTTTTCATATCTTCTTGAAGTTTAGGATCAAATGTAGCCCGTTGCATAAACTCAGCATTGGCATCTTTTGCCGCCGACGACACCGCAGTTCGAGTAGCATTGTAAGTATCTTTTGGAGCGAGTGCCTGTGCAGCTTGAGAAACTGAGTCTAAATACGACAAGCCGGGATTAGCCTTGCGTAATTGTGCTGCTGCTTGAAGGGTTTTATCAGGGATATTAGCAATTGCTAGGCGGTTTTCCCTATCCAAACGAGCAGTCTCTTCACGGGACTCAGTCTCACGCTCGCTTGCATACGTTCTTTCAGCCGACGAAAGCGCAGCAAGTTTCTCCCTGCGTGCAGCTTCATCAAGTTGCAATTGAAGTTGCATATCAGCCAGTGTCTGTTTACGGCGTTCCCTAACATCTTCAGCAAAACCCTTAACTGCGGCTTGAGAGCCTTTGCCAATATTAGTTAGAGCATCAGGAGACTCACCACCAAGAATGCCTAGACCTGCCTCTAGCGCACGAGTCCAAGCATCTGTCCGTACATCGGTATTTTTACGGGCTTGATCGTCAAGAAACTTTTGAATTGCATCAACTTTGGCAGATTGTGGTGCTTCTCTTTCCCTAATTGCTCTTGTTTCGGCGTAGATATCTTCAAGCGTTCTTCCTCTACGCGGGGATCTTTGAGTAGACATAGTAGTGCCTAAGCCAAGTCCTGATCCAAATCCCGGTGTCTGAGAGTCTATATCTTGCTGGACTGCATTAGAGAACATAGACGCAAACGAGGGCGCAGATTCAGTGCTATATAAATTTTTGGAACGGTCACGCTCTAAGCTCATTAGAGTATCTACATCATTTAAATCTCCACCTTCTTGAAATGCTACGATGCCACCACCTGCGTACTCGTTGCTGTACATTTCTTCAGGCACGGGTAATGAGGCAACCCCTGCGTCCATAGGCATCTGTTGTTGCGGTGCCATAGCCATCATCTGTGGCTGCGCTTGTGGCGCTTCGGCTTGGGCATTAATTGCCATATTTCTTTCAGTTACCGAGGCTGGCATAGGTTTAGCCATCGCCTGCATATTGGCAGCAGCTTGTGCCATTTCGGCTTTTTCATTTAGGATAATTGGTAGCATGTCAGCCGGTATACGACCTTGCTGTGCCATAGCCATAAGTTGCTGCTGTGGCAACTGTGCTAACGTGTTGATCGGCCCTTCCTGAAGTTTAAGGGCTTGAGTTATTCCCATTGCCATTATGGTCTACCCTATTATTTATTTGCTAAGTTATACAGACTTAAACCGGACAACCCAAGGCCAGCCAACTGACTTGCAAATGAGGGCGGCGGCGTGGTCGATGTGGTTGTCTGCTCGGTCATTGGAATACCACGGATAAAGCCACTAAGTTTTTCCAGTTGCTGCTCGGGGAACTGAATACCTTTAAGAACGTCTTGATACCGTGCATCAATCTGTTGCTGCTCAATGGCACGCTGTAAGTCTCCATATGCGCCAAGAGTTTTAAGTCGATCAATTTCTGCGGCTTGCTGTCCAATACCTAACTGCCCAAACTGTGCGCCTAGTGTACCAAGCGCTTGACCTTGTTGAATACGAGCAGCACGTTCTGTCTCCAAACCTTTTTGTGCAGCTTCATATGCAGACTGTAGACCTCTGGCTTGAATATCACCTAAACCTTGTGCCAGTGCTTTTTCTCTTTCGGTAGTAGCCAATAACTGTCGTGCCCCACCATAAGTTCCTTGACGGGCCGCACCAAGATTTTGAGCTAGTTGGGCTTTTTGAGCATCCTCAATTGCCTTTGTCTTTTGAACGTCAATGACATTCTGAGCATAAGGGGACATGTATTGTTGCATTAGCCCCTGATCTAACAGACTAGGTAAACCACCACCAAGATTTGAATATGCAGAACCTAAAGCCCCCGTGCCCATTTGAAACTGAGAGGGAGTCTGCATCTGCCCAAGTTGCGTACCAATCTGTTGTTGATATGGAGAAAGTCCAGCAACTCTACCGGCACCGTATACGCCCGCAGCTTGAAGAGGGTCTACGTATTGGGCTTTAAAATCTTGCGGTGTACCTTTGCCGTACAGGTTAAATGCTTGTGGGATTAAACCCTTAGAACCCTCAGCACCTTCTTTATAGTATGTTTCAAAGGCGGCTGGTAGTGACGAGGTTACGACTTGTGATGTAGTTGCCATAATCTATCCTTTAAGCAGGCATCATTCTGCGAGTATTAACTTGAGGAGCCTGACGGGTTTTGCCTGTGCGTGATCTGCGAACCCGATCCATCATTGAATACAATCTTTTAGCCCCGGCATTAGACGAACCATTACCAAGGTGTGATACCACGTCAGCGGGAATTACGAACTCACCGTCAGCCAAACGGGCTTCTTGTTTGCCCCCAATATTAGCCCTAATAGAGTCGCTCATTCCATCTCCACCACCACGAAGATACCGAGGAGGTAAGCCACCTTTGGCTAGAGCAGCAATACCACCCTGCATCATATTGTCATCACCACCGATTTCGTCGTCGTAAGAGTCGATCCGTCCACCACCAGCCATACCAAACCCAGAGACTTCTTGGCCTGTTATACGACGGTATTGAACTGGATAGTCTGCCAATATTTTACGGGCGTATGCTTTTTCTTCTTCGTTTTTATTATTAACATCTTGCAAAATTTTGTCGGCTTCTGCCTTGGCTTTCTCAAGTTCATCTAGGGTTTTCATGCCTGCTACCCCAGTGAAAGCCGCACTTGCCGCAGTACCAACGCCAATTGGCTTGTCTGTAAAGGGGTTAATAGCTTGTCCAGAAGTAAATGCCGCACGAGCACCGGGGGCACCGGTTACTGTGTCATATAACCCAGTAGCAGCCGTTTTGATATTTTGTCCTGTCTGATTGACGTAGTCCATAAATCCAGAGCCTTCAGGCATTGCCTCAGCAAACTTAGATGCTGCAGTGGCGGCTGCGTCAGTAGGTGGTAACACATCTCCAGTAACTGCATCCATCATGGTTCCGGGAGCAAAATCAGGCCCAGCAGGTACAGCGTTAATACTTATTGCTGAGTCAGCAGCCTGTTGAGCACCAATATCTCCAATATTAGCCCCTGCGTTTGCGTTAGCAGCCGCACCAGCACCCTGTGCAAGTGACCCAATTCCATAAGTAGTTAGGCCAGACATTAGACCTCGCTTCAGGTCAAACCCTTTTTTGCCGCTAAGACCACCCACAGCCGTGCTCAATAAAGCCTTGGTAATAAGTGGCGATAGCCCAGCAAGACCGGGGATTGGAATAAATGGGAGGATTGGAGCAACAAACTTGGCAATCTTTTTAAACATCTTTTTGAGACTGAACGCCTCTGGCATACCTGTATAAGGGTTAACACTTAGTGAAGTGCCATTAGCCATCGCTAGTCGCTGGAGTCCTTGGACTTCTTGAGGCGACATATGCACCATCATAGAATCACCATAGCGACCTTTAGAGGCCATGTTGTTTGCCAAACTAGGCAAACCACCTTGTGCGTAGTTCATAACCCGACCCCCATACCTAAATGCATCGCCAGCGCCGCCAGAGGCACTAGAATCGGCCCCACCAGTAGAACCATCGCCACCACCATCTCCACCAGAGCTACCACCACCATCTCCAACTCCAGCGCCAGAATCTCCACCGGCACCACCTGAACCATCAGTTGCGCTATTAGAACCTACGCCACCCGAATCCGTGCCCATACCCATAGCGTCGGCTATTCCACCAATTCCAGCATCCATAGCACCGGTCTCAGAGGCATTAGCGGCTGCTGCTGCGGCTGCGGAAACGGCTGCATTATTGGCGGCGTCTTCTTGTTCCTGAGCCTGTATAGCGGCTATTTGGGCTTCTATAGATGTCACCGGGGCTATGGGGCTAACTTCCTGTACGGCTGGTGGGGCTACAGGACTTACTTGAGCTTGGTTAGCAATTGCCTGCGAAATCTGGGCTTCCCGAGACTCAACCGGGGCTATTGGACTAACTTGCTGCACCGCAGGAGGGGCTACAGGACTAACCTCTGGTGCCTCTATTTGCTCCGCTTGCTCCTGCATTGCTTTTTGTTGTTGGTAAGCATTAACTACGGTATTTACCAGCCCAAGAATACCCAAAGGTTGAGAAAGTGCTGGAACAGCCAGACCAACCATGTTTGCTATACTTGGCCCAACTCGCCCCAATCCCGGAACATCAACACCAACTACTGGGCTAAAAAGTTGATCCATAACCCCACCACCAGACTGAAAGTGCTTAGTGGGCAGGGAAGCCAAACCACCGCTAGCCATCATTGGCATGGGAGGGCCGTAGGCATATTGGGGGGTAGCGGGGGCTGAGTACATAATTAGATTATCCTAGATTTGTCAAGTGATGTCACTGGGTTAAGTCATAGAAGGAAATAGAGCCGACCCCGTCCCCTTTGGTTGCGCCAGAAATGGTTCTAACGCCAAGTGTGTAGATGTCACTGACACCCGTCAAGGACACGCCAAGTTGCTCATCCCAGTTAAATCCGGTAGGCGCAATAGTATTAGTCTGCCCGCCACCGCCGGAGTTTGCAACATAGGCTGTTTGGACGATTGTTCCAACAGTTGCAATAGCCGTAGCCGAAACATCAAACTCAACGTTGGCATCAGAAGGAACGGCTGACCAACTGGCCCCCGTAAGGACTGGGTTTTTAATTAATGCAATCTCGTAGTTTTGCAGGGTTGTCGGCTGAAACTGTATGCGGTTTGGAAGTACCACTGCTCCCAGCGCTGTCGAAGCCAATCGAATTGACACAATAGGGTAGAAGTTTGCCGCTGTATCAATATTGGTGAAGATGCTGGTGCGCCGTGCAACGTGCTCAATTGATGTAGCCTCAAATCCACCTTCGGATATTACCGACGAGCAAATCTGCGTAAGCGTAGCGGCAACTGCTGCCGTTGTGGTAGTGATCTCGTAGCGGATAGGCAGTATGGCAGTGGTCATGTAGACCGTCGTGCCGTAGACGTTGGCGGTGTTAAATGTATGGCAAAGAACGTATTGCCCGTTAATAATGAAGCCGCACCGGACTGAACCGACCCCAAGCCACTCAAAGTCCATCCACAAGATCTGTGGGTGGGTCAGGTCAAGCGTGTATCCAGAGGTGCCAGTACCGTCTAGTTTGTCGCCATTCCAGTCGGCTTGGTTAACAAACCGTGCATCACTTGGCGTGCCAGAAGTGTTTGAACGCAATACGAGCGCATTAACCCCGCCGGTACGACGGAAGAACAGCCCGTTCTGGGTATTAAAGTACCCAACACTTTGATTAAGGTTGGCAGAAGTGCCGTTGTCCATCTGAAAGGTTGCTAGAACCAACAGGCTTTTCCCCGGCTGATACAGCATATTGCGGAATGACTGACGTACCACAGACCCAACGCCACCACCCGTCACAGCCAGACTAACGCTGGACTGATTGGTATTAAATGTCGATGTCCCAGTACCAGATGTAGAAGTGCTAAATTGATTGTCAGCAGCGTAACGGCTTTGGCTGTCAAATAGGCTGTAGGGTTCGCTCACACGCAAACGCCCAAAAGCATCTACGTTGGTGCCGCCTATTGAAATTGGTAATGGGGTCATATTTCCCTCGCAAGCCGTTCCATTTAGTATGCCTGCTACGGCATTTTGAAAGTTGTCAATCTGGTTGAAGTACAGCCGCAAAATCCTAATAAGGTCTGTCGCATACTTTTGGTCGTACTCAACAGGCGGCACCGGTAGGGCAGGTGCAACGAAGGTCTTTTGAATATCATTATCAACACAGATGGTCATCGCTTACCGTCCGGTCTACCATCAAGCCTTGGCGTACCTAACTGCCACTGTACATTTAAGTCTTCGGATTGAATCTTGAACCCCATCTGACGGGCACGGGCGCGGATAAATACCTGATCGGTGTACTGCTCAATCGGCACCGTGGTGGATCGGGTAACTGATGGGTTATTAGTCGTGTTGTAGTTTGAACCCGGGAAGTTCCGTGGCTTCATGGTCATATACACGAGAGGGCTTGTTGCTGTGGAGCCTTCAAAATTAACGTCAGGGATAATCCTTTTAATCAGTAACAAGTTTTCGCCGTCACCAATATCAAAGTCGTTGGTCTGTATGTAGGAGGTCATGGCAGAAGAATCGTCGTTCGTGCCCTGCTCATGGTTAAATACATAGTTCCCACCAACCGCCTGCGGATACTGACGCAAAGGTGTGTCAAGCCAAGCCGTGCGAGAAATAGAGCCGTAATACCAGACACGCTCCATGTAGTTATAGATCACGTAACTGTCGTTTACACCGGAGTTCTGGCTTGGGTAGAACCACCAAATCTCATGCCAGCCTTCGTTCGTGCCGCAGACAACCTGAGCCGCTTGGTTGTAGTTAAAGTTATTAAATACGTGGTTGCGCAGCGTGCAAGGTAGCGTCTCAACTCGGCCTGAGTAGGCATAAAACTTATCTGTACCCATCCAGTAGGTTACGTTGTTAGCCGAAATACAAGACCGTGGAGACATGATTGAGGTGTTATCAGCCAACTCCTGCAACGAAAACACATCTGTTGTACCTGTAAATTGGAACGAATACAGGTGCGAGTCAGTAAATACTAATGTCTCCTGCCGGGTAGGTAGCGCCCTGATAATCCTTGATCCGCGAGATACTCGGATAAAACCTGCGGAATTTGTCGCGGCTGGCGCCCAGTTAACAGGATCATCCTGATTAGCCCACCTAATAAGAAGGGGGTCAAAATCACCAGCGCTACTAGAACCGTAAGGCACGCAGCCAAAAGCGAGTAGATGCTTATCGTTTTGTGATACAAGAATTTGCATGGCTTGGACGGGGACACTGGCGGCTCCTGATAAAGAAGAAAGAAGAACTGCACGAGTATTAAATACCCCCGTGTACTCCCAGATATAGATCGGGCCATTGCGGATATTGGCGATCAGGTCATTATCAAAGTTATCCATGAACCAATCACGCTGCTGGTCTACAACCGGAGTAAGTGACCCCTCACCCCATGTCAGCCGACCCCAAGCACCGGCGCCCCAGCCGTAACCGTAAGCGACATACGGGTTGCCAATATTAATCTGAAAAACCGCCGTGATGGCTGTACCGCCGCCGTTAGTTGTCGTGCTAGTAGCCGCACTAGTCGTTTGGATAGTAAAGTTATCTAAATCCACTACGGTTTGAATTTGAAACTCTGCATTAAATTGCACCTGCGGGATACCACCTATTGGGCCAACGACGCCAGAAAAGGTAACGTAGGAGCCAGCCGTAGCGCCGTGGTTGACAATATTGACGTTTACCGTCCTTGACAAGTTAGTGGTATCAAAGCAGTTCTC